GTAGCCGGACGAACCAATCTGGGCATAGTAGCCGGACGAACCAATCTGGGCATTGTTGCCGGACGAACCAATCTGGGCACCGTTGCCGGACGAATTATCCTTTATGCTTGTTTTCATTTTTTTAGGTGATGTGATCTCTTTTAGCCATTCGACTCCAAGATTGATCATGTCAGCCAATTTTAACTCTGCTTTTATTTTTATTTTCGAGGAGCAAATCTTTGTCCCTCTATCCTCCTTGGATATATTTCCGTCTTGCTCTACTTCGCAAAACCTAGAGTCTATCATAGTATAGTGATCAAAAACATCAAACGGGCTTTCGCAAGCGTGAAACCCTCTGCTACACACCTTGATCTCTCCATCCATCTCATATTCCTTGCCTATTTCATATTGAAAATCCCGGCATTTTAAATTTTTGTCAAATCCCTTGTAAGATTTTATAGCAGCCATTTTATTTATCGTTTATTAGTTCTACAATGTCTTTTCTTATCTCTATCAATTCTTCTTTGCTAAGTGTCTTTAATTCGTCTAGGATATCGTCCTTCTTGGATCGGTTAGGCCTTGAAGGGGCTTGTACCACGTACAACACCCCGAAATCATTTTTCTGACTCATAAGTCATTATTACGATTTGATTTATCACAACAAATACTGATACTATGCCAAATATCAGTAAATGGATATGAGAAGGTTTTTCATTCCATTCGAAGATTGCGACTATTGAGGCCAGTCCCAATATTGTAGCTAAGACCATCCTAAAAGTAAAGATGATAATGCTCTTTATGGCCCGGAATATCTTCCAGAACCATGCTTGGTTTCTCTTTATCATATATATTGTTGTTTTTAAAATTCGGAAGAAAGGCCTCATATCCTCACGGACGGAGACCTGCGTTGTAAATTGTGACTGATTTTCTGATTGAATAGCATCCGCTAGGGATGAAGCGTGCTCCCTGCCGGGCTTGAACCGGCGACCCTAAAGGCTCTAACCTACTGAGCTAAGGGAGCGTTTGCCGGGGAATCCCACCCCGGCACAGTTTAAGTAAAAACTAATATTCCTTCCTGCCTCACGGCGGTATTGTAAGGTCTTGGTAGCTTTATTACACATAAACATGTCAAACAGTGCAAATGGTTTCGTCCCGTCTCCGGTCTCGCTCCGGAACCTGCGAGTCTTTGGCTCTCTTGGCGGGATTGCTTAACTTTACGGTGCTAAACATAAAATAAATCGTTTTTCAATTCTTCCAGCCGCTTATTGGAAATATCATAATAGACCTTGTCTATTTCAAAACCGATAAAATTGCGCTTCAACTCTTCGCATGCTATTATCGTAGTTCCGCTGCCTAAAAAAGTATCAAGGACCGTATCCCCCTCACTGGAACTATTCAGTATCATTTTACGTACAAGCTCTAAAGGTTTCTGCGAGTTATGCAGCTTTTCTTTAGAGGTGAAGTTTATAGGTCTTATCCTCCAAACATCACGCTCGCTAGCGCTAAACTTTCGCCTTGCATTACCCTTGGAGGCGTATATGATAAATTCATGCGAAAAACGATAGTGCGATCCTGCTTTAATCCATTCATAGTCCCAAACAATCAAATTTCTAATGACAAAGTATTCTTGCATGATAGGATAGAGAAATGGATATGTGCGCCAATCTGTATTTATGTAGATATCAGACTCATCTTTTAAGACTCTTTTTAATTCTTTGAAATATGCGTCAAAAAAAAGGCCTTATGAGATTATTGTCACTCCAGCTTCCTTTTTTTCCGTTGCTTGTTGTTCCAATACAATATGGCGGATCTGTGACTACCAAATCAACGATGCCATCAGGAATGCGTCTCATTCCTTCCAAGCAGTCCTCATTGTATATTTTATTTAATTCGATTTCTTCCATATTCTTTTGTTTTAAATATTAGCTCCCCCACAACCTCCAACGGTTTCGAACCCGAATCATAGACGGGTGGGGGAGTATTTATCACTAACGTAAATCCGTAGTTCTCGGATTGACCGTCTTTCCGATCTGTCGTCATATGATTGTCTGTCCAATCTGTCATACGTTTGGCCGTATTAACCTCCTACTATATCTTAGATACGACCCGTAGAAAAAGTCGTATCATTTAGTACGATACGGTCTTCTTTACCAACCACCGCAAGGATACCCAGCTGGGATCGTACTTATTATATATACATTATTAATTGTATGTATAAATCCAATACCGGAACCGATTAAACTACATCGGGAGCAAGGACTATCGTCCATTCCTGTATTTTCACCTTACGCTTATCCCGTTTATATCTCGTATACCTTTTGATAGCCATAAGGATTTTTTCTCACTAAGTCAAAGAACTCTTTTTTAGTAGCCCCACCGGTAATCGAAACCGGATATCTCCTTTAGGGGAGGAGCGCTCTATCCGTTGAGCTATGGGGCCGAGGATTTATCTTTTTCTCTTTTTATCCTCTTTGCTTGACATCCATCGGATGTAAATCTCATCAGTCCGACTTAGTTCTTTCAGCCTTACTGTTGGATATTCAATCTTACCGGGACGGCATATTGGGCTTATTGCTCCCATTTTTCTCCATCTTAATACATTGGCTTTACCATAAAGAGCTTCTGCTTTCCTTTGGGAAATGTAAGCTGGATCATCTTTATCCTCTTTGGCGAAGGTGTTTATCTTCGCCGCTAAGTCACGAATGAAGTCGCTATAGGACACGGATCTATCAGGAAATGTTATCTCGGCTATCATGATGGATTACTTTTAATTTCTACACCTCTATACCTTTCCCTCGCAATCTTCCTTATCAAGAAGGAGTTGTCGGAGTTCGTGATGCCTTTTAGGGCGTGCCTTATACATGGTTCGGACAGCCCCGTGTCCTTGGCTAGCTTTCTTATTGTCCCATACGGGACTACAATTTCATTGAATCTCATGCTTATTATATCTTAAATGTTTATATTTGCATACTAACCCGAAATGTTTCGGGTTGAAAACGTGTTTTGTTCTTAACACGATGTAAAAGTAAGTCTAATTGGATTAACAACAAAATAAAATAACACAATTCTAGTCTGTATAGACTATGTTATAAAACATAAAAATATGGAAGATTCAGTAAAACAAAGACTTAGGGGTTTCTTGAAAGAGCAAAACATGTCTATTAATCAAATAAGTTTGAATGCAAATTATCCTCAATCAACCTTGAATAAGCAAATTAACAAAGAGACTTCGATGTCGTTGTCTACTCTGTTAGTCTTATTAGACTTGTTTTCAGAATTATCGGCAGAATGGCTTTTACGAGGCGAAGGTAGTATGTTAAAGACTGTAACTTCAAATGATACGTCAGCCTCTTCGGATGATAAAGTAAAAGATGTCGCTTATTGGAAACACGTGGCTCTTTCCATGAGTGAGGAGGTGACAGAGAAGAAAGATCGTATTAAAGAATTGGAAAGAGAACTTCAGCGATTAGGTGATGAGTTGGATCAACGTTTATTAAAGGAGGAGAGAAGGGGAGCATCTGGCAAGGCTTCCAAGACTGCCTAGGTAAAAGACATAGATCGTGTTGTATAACATGTAAAAGATCGCATCATATAGGATCGTTTTCGTGTTATAATAAGACAATTCATCATGTTAGTCTAATGAAACAAAAAACAAGTTCTTTGTCGGATCTAATCCACCCGATAGAGATATCTGCTGATGAGCAGGAAGAAGTTAAGGTTTATCCTTATGGAAAGTTGGTTCCATATCGAAGGGTAGGGAATAAGGTGTATGTGCGTTATATAAGAATATAGCACATAGTTTTTTTGAAAGAGGCCGTTAATGCGGTCTTTTTTTATGCTTATATATTATATGTACGCGCACGAGGAAACATATGGATTTTTTAGTATATTGCGAAGCGTTTGAAAATGACGGTATGTGCTGTGGTTGATTTTAACTGTTCCAATGACTTACTTTTAAGCTTTTCGGCAGTTATTGAAGTGTCAAAAATTAAACCTAAATGTTTGTATATTGTTTTACCTTTTTTGCTAAACATCTGATAGTCATATATAGAATTACTGCGGCGCAAGCGGCTCTAGAAGACTAATCAAGGGGTTGATTTTTAATAGTTTAAGCACACGATAGACAGGAGGGTGGATTGAGTGATCAATCTACCCTCTATTTTTTTATAGTCATATGGTATAATCTTATATATCAGGATATTGAAGTGGTGGGGAAGGCAACAAAACGACTAGT